GGTTTCATAAACTCGGGACGAAAAAAAGCCGCCCGAAGGCGGCTGGGTGGTTAGTCTTCGTGCATATCTATACGACGATCTAACAAATTAATTTTACTAACAAGATTGTGCATTCTCTGCTGTACCTCATCACGCTTTCTTCGGTAAATTGTAAGATCATCGCATAGATTATCTATTAGGTCACCCGACTTGTGGCTGTTGCGGTCGATCCGCTGTCCGATGTGCTCTATGCCTTTAACATAAAATGACCATTCGATGGTGGTCTCGATCAAGCGCTTTTCCGCGCGCTCTAATTGTTTTTCTAGATCTGTGCGTGTCATATAGACGGTACCTTTTTCGTTGATTGGCATAACGTGTTTCCCCGTGAAATAAAAAGCCCCCTTGCGGGGGCGGAATGGTTACTCTGAATCCTTGTACGATTCACCGGCAATTGCCTTGTACTCGTTTTTGAGATTCCCGATGTGCTCACTCAGCCGGTATCCCTTCGGTAAGCCTGTCAACTTCTCCGACTTGATTAGCAGGTTTAGCACTTCGGCTAATTTCTGCGAGACCTTGTGTCCGACGGTCTTTTCTACACCGCTGTTCACTCGGTTAGGCTTCACACCTTGGATCTCATCCAAGTATTTGGCTAGGCGAACACGGTAGACACCGACTCGATTCTGACCCTGCTCGGCTAGCGCCTTCTGACGTACCGAGCGCGCCTTGGTTGGCATGTTGACCGCCTGACTCATAGCCGATGGCAAGCCCCGAACAATGAGCGCGGTCAGTTGCTTGTGTGAAGCCTTATCGTCACCGAACTTGGATCGAACAATCGTGCTTGTAAAGCCTAGCGTGTCCAAATACTCGGCGCACGCTTTCCAAGCCTTGTGATCCCGCTCACCCGCATTGACCGCGTTTGAGATAAGGTTCTGACCTTTTTCGGGCAGGTCGATCCCATACAACGTAACGTTTGACATATCATGTTCTCCATTTGATGAATTGTCGTGCGCCGGACGGAATGCCTCGGCACACTTAAATAGTCTCACAGAAACATGTTAATACAAGGTAATTCCCGATAAACCTAGTCAATTCTATACACTGTATAGAATTATCTGACACCGTAGCGCACGATCTGATACCCTGAAAATCTGGTTCGCTTGACCCTACTACCCCCCTATGCCACCTTGCTACGTTGGGACTCCGGGCAGTTACTATGTATTAATAATTTACACGAACGACTACCACCTAAAGACGTTTGGGACCCCATATACTAAAAATTATTTTGTAAAACACAAAGGCGCACTGCTACCGGAACCTGAAACATAGTGCGTTACAGGGAACACCCCCCTATATGGGACCCAAACCTCCTTGCTTGTAAAAAATTTTTCTGTTATAAATCGCGCTAACCGGTGTAAACCTGCGAACAATTAGGGAAATATGACTATTCTTGTGTCACCAGAGATAGGTGTGCCATTTTCGGACAAGGTACCCTATGTCGATCTCCGGCAGCGTGCAGAAGCTGCGTGTAACACCATTGACGAGTTGGTGGAGAATGGTCTAGACATCACAGTTACAGAAGAAGATAAGCAAATAGCAGCCACCCTAGCTGCATCCTATGCAAGCGACCCCGAAAAAACGTCCAAAAAAGTAACAGATAAGCGTGCAGCAAAGTTACGTCCTGCCTCACTTGTGTTGGTTGGTAACATTTTGGACGAATTTAAGGAATCGGTGGTCGAAAGCTCTGCTCATATCCGTCATCTTGTAACAAATAAACTGCTTTTAGAGACCGAAAACCCAGATCCGCGCATCAGACTGCGTGCTTTAGAGTTACTTGGTAAGATATCGGACGTAAGTCTCTTCGCCGAAAAGACTGAGGTAACGGTTACGCACAAAACGACAGATGAGTTGCGTGAATCGCTGCGGTCTAAGCTGACTAAACTGATAAACCCCGACGACGTTATAGACGTGACGCCTGACATGCTGGGGACATTAGATGACTAACGTCGCTCCAGTGCTTGACTTCACCGAAGAAGAGCTGCAGGTCATGCTGGACAACTTAGACCAGTATTCTGAAGACGAAATCACTGAGATCATGAAAATTGTCGATGAAATCGACACAAGAGCTAAGAATGCGCGGGTACGTAACGACTTAATTGAGTTTTGTAAGCACATGCAGCCCGACTACAAGGTCGGTAAACACCACAGAATCCTTGCAAACATGCTCATGGCTATTGAGCGAGGGGACAAAGATCGTATTTGCGTTAACATTCCACCAAGACATGGCAAATCTCAGCTCGTATCTATCATGTTTCCTGCGTGGTTTTTAGGTCGTAACCCGAATAAGAAGGTTATGATGGTCTCGCACACTACTGACTTGGCGGTAGATTTTGGTAGGAAAGTGCGTAATTTGATAGCAACTGACGAGTATAGAGAGGTGTTTCCTCATGTTAACCTCGCTTCTGATTCTAAGTCTGCAGGTCGCTGGAATACTAATGCTGGTGGCGAGTATTACGCTTGCGGTATTGGGTCGTCAATCGCTGGCCGTGGTGCTGATTTGTTGCTTGTGGACGACCCCCACTCCGAACAGGATGTCATTAATGGCAACTTTGAGGTGTTTGAGAAGGCGTATGAGTGGTTCACATTCGGTGCACGTACACGTCTCATGCCCGGTGGTAGAGTCGCAATCATTCAAACTCGATGGCATCTTGACGATCTGACAGGACGGGTTACCCGTGACATGGCTAAGAACGAGCGCGCTGACCAGTACGAGGTCGTCGAGTTCCCTGCCATACTGGATGTAAAGAACAAAGGGACAGGGGAGATGATACAGAAACCCCTATGGCCAGAGTTTTTTGATCTAGAAGCGCTAATCAGAACCAAAGCGTCCATGCCTGTGTTCCAGTGGAACGCACAGTACCAGCAGAAGCCAACGGCTGAGGAAGCCGCCCTAGTAAAACGAGAGTGGTGGCAGTCTTGGGGGGCAGATAGCCCACCGTCATGCGAGTACATAATCATGTCTCTAGACGCCGCAGCAGAGAAACACAACCGTGCTGACTTCACGGCGCTGACTACTTGGGGAGTATTTTTTAATGAAGAAACAGACGCTTACAACATAATCTTACTAAACAGCATTAAGGACAGATTTGAGTTCCCAGAGCTCAAGAAGGTGGCGTTAGAGAATTATCAGGAGTGGGAACCCGACTCGTTCATCGTGGAGAAGAAGAGCGCGGGCACGGCGTTGTATCAAGAAATGCGACGGATGGGCTTGCCTGTACAAGAATATACACCGCACAGAGGATCTGGTGATAAACTAGCACGACTCAACTCAGTTGCAGATATCGTGGCTTCTGGGTTAGTGTGGGTACCACAAACACGTTGGGCTGAAGAAGTAGTAGAAGAAATCGCGGCGTTCCCGTTTGGCAGTCACGATGACTTAGTAGACTCAACAGTAATGGCTCTTATGCGGTTTAGACAGGGGGGATTTATCCGACTGCCTACCGACGAGCCCGAAGAAGTTCAATACTTTAAACGTCGTAACGGCGGGTATTACTAAGAGGACATGTGATGGCTATAGATAAAGGGTTGTACTCCGCTCCCGAAGGCATACAAGACGATGATCTGCTAGAAGGCGAAGAATCTGAACTGGAAATTGACATTGTTGACCCAGAAATGGTGATGTTAGACGACGGTTCAGTTGAAATAACACTAATTCCTAGCGAAGGATTGGAAGAAGTCACTGAGTTTGGCGCGAATATTGCAGAGTACATGGACGAGAATCAGTTATCACTGGTGGCTGAGGACATAATCGGCCTTGTTGATGCAGACGTTGACAGCCGAAAAGAGTGGGCTGACACGTTTGTAGCTGGTCTTGACGTGCTTGGGTTCAAGTATGAAGAGCGTTCAGACCCTTGGGACGGTGCATGTGGTGTGTTCTCTACAGTTCTAGCTGAAGCGGCTATTCGTTTCCAAGCGGAAACAATGAGTGAGACGTTCCCTGCGGCGGGTCCAGTTAAGACAAAGATCTTAGGTAACGAGACCCCAGAAAAGATAGAGGCTGCTGAGCGCGTCAGAGCCGATATGAACTACGAACTCACCGAACGAATGGTTGAGTACCGCCCCGAGCACGAACGTATGCTGTACAGCCTAGGATTGGCTGGATCAGCGTTTAAAAAGGTGTACTACGACCCCAATTTAGGGCGTCAGACCGCCATATACATACCAGCAGAAGATGTTATTGTGCCCTACGGCGCGTCACATATTGAGTCTGCTGAGCGCGTTACCCACATCATGCGTAAGACCAAAAACGAGCTTAAAAAGCTCCAAGCAGCTGGTTTTTACCGCGATGTAGAGCTTGGTGATCCGCAGTCGTTCCATACAGACATAGAGCAGAAGAAAGCCGAAGAAGGTGGGTTTAACCTAACCGACG